GATATGATCATGTGGCAGGTTATTTCTTTGATGTGTTTGATGTTCCAGATGATGATGGAGTAGAACATCTATTAATAGAAGAATCATCAAGATTAACTAAAATGAGCAATGGTAAAATGCTAGAGCTTATGCACGTATATGAACTTCCAGAATCACATATAGAACAAGTAGCAATGGATTTACCAATTAAATAAATAAATTATGAGTGAAAAGACGTGTTATAGATGTAAGAAAAAACTACCTGTATCTGAAATGCATTCTATAGGTGTATGGGTATGTAATGATTGCGTAGAAAAAGCTAAAGATAAAAAGAAGAAATCATGATATGTGTACTATGTAATGAAGAAATAAAAGGAGATGTGGTTAATGGAGAGGCTAAAGTCTATGGTCATAACCCAGCTCCTTTATCTAATGAAGGAAGATGTTGTGATGAATGCAACATGTTTAAAGTTGTACCAGCAAGAATAGAAAGGTCTTATGTAGATCCTGTTAAATGTATAGAAAAGAAATCATGAGCGAAAATACAGCAAAAGATGTAGTAGAAGTTATAGAACCATCTAAATTAGCGCAAGATTTATATTTTTATATTGAAAATAATATAGATAAATCAAAAGTAAATGCAATAGTAAATATTACTAAAATGCTTATAAATTGGGAAAAAGAAATCAGATTAGATCAAATTGATATAGATGGTGAAGCTATGAAAAAATTAATACGTGGTGCGGTTAAACCTGCAAAAAATAATGACAATAGAAGAACCAAAGACTGATATAATTACTATAAATTTCTTAAATTAGAGAGTAATGAATGAAACAGAAATAGATGAACTTATTGACAAACTTTTAGTTGAAACTAGTAGTAAAAAACTAATACTTTACAACGATGATGACAATACTTTTCAAAAAGTAATTATATGTCTAAAACATTATTGTAGTCATTCAGATCTTCAGGCAGAACAATGTGCTTTAATTACGCATCATAAAGGCAAATGTTGTGTGAAAGAAGGTGTCTTTGATGATTTGCTTCCAATATGTACAGCCTTATTAGATAAAGGCTTAAACGCTACAATAGAATAATATGGATCAAAAAAATAAGGCCTGGGTAGGTCAAAAAGATGCTTTTAACGAAGCCTTAAAATACATGCTTAAAAGGCAACGTGGAGAAGAAAAATCCATATATACACCTTGGCCTAAATTTAATGATGCAACAACTGACGGACTAGAGTGGAACACTTTAACTGTAATAGGCGGTAGGCCTGGTTCAGGTAAGACTCTTATTAAGGATCAGATTATCAGAGAAGCTTTTGATTTAAATCCTAAAGATAACTTTAGAGTCTTAGAATTTCAATTTGAAATGGTAGGCAGAACATCTGCTTTACGGCAGTTTAGTTCTTTAACCGGCAAAACATATAAGGAATTATGTAGTGCAGGTGGTAAAATATCCACTGACATAATTAATATTTGCCATCAATATGCAAAAGAAAGAGTCAAGCATCCAGTTGATATAGTTTCAACACCTATGACTGTAAATCAATTGCGTGAGCAAGTTGATGCTTATATGAACACACATAAAGGAACAAAAACCATAATTACATTAGACCATACAATACTTGTAAAAAGAGCACCTTATCAAAATAACAGATTAGATATGTTATTTGAATTAGGCGAGTTTTTTACACAATGTAAGCGTGATTATCCTTGTTTATTTATTGCTCTTTCTCAACTGAACCGTAACATTGATAACCCGGAAAGAGCTGTAGATGGAAAGTATGGTAATTATGTATTAGAATCAGATATATTTGGTTCGGATGCAATGCTTCAGCATGCTGATACTTTAGTAGGTATAAATAGACCTGCTAAACAAAAAATAAAATATTATGGGCCAGACAGATATATAATTGATAATGATCGAACTCTTGTATTACACTTTCTTAAAGCAAGAAATGGTGACACAAGGATGAGCTTTTTTAGAGGTGAATTTGAAAAAATGCAAATAGCTGAAATGAATACACCTCAACAACAAGAAAGAAGATGATAAGTACTAAAAATTTAAAGATGACCCCAACAGAAAGAAAAGAAAAGGTTGCAAAACTTAGAGAGGAGCATGAAGACTATTTCCAAACAATAGGAAAAATAAATGCTCTATATATTCCAAAAATGGCTTATAGGCCAACAGGGAAAGATGACCTACATATATCATTTTTTCCTAGTGAGATAGAAAATGAATGCGATATTTATACTGAATTTGTAAGTATTGATTATGATATAGAAGATCCAAAGAGAACATTATATAAGCATTTTTATAATCCTCATTGGAAAGAAGAGTATGAACTTATAACATCAAAATCAGGATATGAAAGACATATAATACCAGTATCAGAGTTAAATATTATAAGTGATATAAATACAAGAAAGATTAAGCCTTCTTTGGATCCAGCATGGCCAGACCCCGATGAAGCAACAAACTCTGGTAAAGACTGGCTTAAAAGAATAGCCCTTGCATTAGAAAAAATAACAGTAACACTAGAAAATACAGATAAAATAAAATAAATATGGCACAAAGTACATTAATTATAGCTGATTCAGGCAAAGGTAAGTCCTCCTCTATGAGAAATCTTGATCCAGCTGAAACATTCGTTATTAATATTGCAGGTAAAGCTTTACCTTTTAAAGGCTCTAAAAGCAAGTATACTTTAATTACAAAAGATAATCCAAAAGGTAACTTAAGTAATACATCAACTGCAAGCGGAATAATGAAGGCATTAAAGCATATAAATGAAAATATGGCTCATATTAAAACAATCATTTTAGATGATTTTCAATACATGGCCGCTTTTGAATATTTTGATAGAGCTAATGAGAAAGGATATGATAAATTTACAGATATAGCAACTAACATTGCATCTGTTGCTAAGATGCCTAAAGACATGAGACAAGATTTAAAACTTTATTTCTTAACTCATCCTGAAGAGGTAAATAGAAATGGCAACATTATAATTAAAGCAAAAACTGTTGGTAAAATGATAGATAATGCTTTAACTTTAGAAGGCTTATTTACAATTGTACTTTTCGGAAATGTTATTAAACAAGATGATGGTACAATGAAATATGGTTTTGAAACACAAACCAATGGTGAAACTACTGCAAAATCCCCAATGGGTATGTTTGAAGATACATTTATAGACAATGATCTTAAATATGTAAATGATTGTATAAATAAATATGAACAAGAGTAAAAAATAAACTATGTTAAGTACGAAAGACATGTCAGATGGTTCTGGCAAAATTAAACCGGTTATCAGCGTAGGTAATCAGAAATTAAAAATTAATAGTATAACATTTGATCAAACACCTTATGATGAGGAGGCCTATAACATGGTTTTGCATGTTGAATCTGAGCCAATGAAAGGCAGTTTTCAAGGATTTTTAGTAAATAAAGATGATGAAAAAGGCTCAAGATATAAGGGTCAAGTTGGCAGAGTAAGAGTAAGCCCTTATCCTTTTAAGGATACAACTCTTCCAAGCGGTATTGAAATTAAAAGAGATACAGAAGCTTTAAAGAACTTGGTTTTTGTTGCTAAAACTTTAGGTTTAAGAAATGAGCTTGATGTTATAAACGCTGAAGATATATTTGAGTTTGTTGAAAGTGCAAATGGTATATTATCAGGAAATGACATATACATTAATACTTGTATAGCAGGTAGAGAGTGGGAAAACAAAGAAGGTTATATTAATTATGATCTTTTTCTACCAAGAATGTCAAAAGATGGGATTCCTTTAGAGAGCTTAGATGTAAGTTCTGAAGAATCTAGACTTTATACATTTGATGCAAACAAGCATGTACAAAAATTAAAGAAAAAAGTAATAGAATCATTTGAGCCAAGCAAAAGCAATTCAGGTGATGATTTTGATATTTAACTCTTCCTGCTAACACAGGTTTTTTAGGTTAAACAGAGAATAGCGGGGGGATTGCATAGTTAGTCCCCCTCTATTTTTTTTAAAACAATGATTAACACCAAAAATTTAGCAATCCAAATAACAGATATACCCAGCTATTGGGTGTTTCAATATTATTTGGATTTAAATCAAGTATTAACAGGGCAGGATATAAAGATAAAATCTATATGGAATAATGAAGATACTGATCCTAGTATGTGCATTTATGTAGATAGAATAAAACAAGTGTATATGTTTAAAGATTTTTCTTCTGGAAAAGGGGGCAATAAAATAAATTTAGTTCAATATTTATTTAATGTAAACTATCCGGTAGCTGTAGAAAAAATTATAAAAGATTATAACGAAAATCCATCTGCAAAAGTCAACTTAAAAGTTGAAGCTAAATGGAAGCTAGATTTTTACAAAGAAAGACCTTGGAATAAAGATGATGCTAATTACTGGTTACAATTTAGAATAGGTACAACTATTTTAAAAAAATTCAATGTAAAAGCAATAGATTATTATACACTTATAAAAGAAGATGATCAGCTTAGTCAAATTAAAATTCGAGATAGCCGTGTATATGGTTTTTGTGATACTCAAAACAGCCTATATAAAGTATATCAACCCTTTTCTAAAAAAGGCAGAAGATTCTTTAATATATTTAGTAGAATGCAAGGCTTAGATCAATTGAAATATGACCAACCATATTTGGTTATATGTTCTTCATTAAAAGATGCTATGTGTTTATCCGGGTTTGGATACAATATTGAAGTTGTAGCGCCCAATAGTGAGAATACATTGATAAAGCCATATGTTATTGAAAACCTAAAGAATAAGTATAAAAAAATAATAACGTTATTTGACAATGACAAAGCTGGCAAAAATGCTATAACTAAATATAAATGCGTCTATAATATAAATGGAATATATTTAGATATGAGTAAGGATTTATCTGATTCAGTTAGAGATTATGGATTTGAAAAAGTTCATCAACAATTAAAGCCCTTACTTAAAAAAGCAATTCATGGAAAATAAAAAATGGTTTATACCTGGGAATGTTCCATCAAGTAAAAATGGAAGAAGGTGGACAGGAAAATATTTTATAGCAAGCAAAACTGTTATGAACTATAGGAAAGATACAAACGCCTATTATGAGAAATATGCTGATGAATTTAAAAAAGAATTGACAAAGCATAATCTACCTGTTATGATTTCATTTACTTTCATTAGAGGCACGCGGCATAAATTTGATTATATCAATCCTGCACAAACAGTGCAAGATGATATGGTTAAACACGGATGGATTGAAGATGATAATATGACCTTTATAATACCGGTTTTTAAAGAATATAAATATGACAAAGAATCACCAGGAGTAATAATAGAAATAAATAAAGATTGGAATATGAAAAAATAGAAATTGATATAGATAGCTTTAAAAACATATTGAATATGATTTCATCAGCAAATAAAGATGACACAAATTTAGCTATATCAATATTAAATAATGCAAATACAAAGGTCATTCATTTGAAATTACTTTATAAAAATTTAAATCCCTATAACAGAGGGATTTTTTTGTTAATAATAGAGCATGGTAAGTTTAGTAGTATACTGAAAGATCATCATCCCAACTTTGTTATAGAATGGTGTAAAGACTGTTTATTAGAAACAATAAAAAAAGAAATAAATATTCAACAAGATATGTTTGAATTATTTGAGTTTACAAAAAAAAATTATAAATATGAAAATAGCTGATTTAGTCTCCAAAACTTCAAAAAGTCTAATATTTAAAGAGCCTTTTTATGGTCTCTTTCTAATTAGTATGAATAAAATTTATGGGGATCATGTGCAAACTGCTGGTGTATCTAAAAACGGAATGAATGTACAATTATACATTAACTCTGAGTTTTTTAGTAATCTTTCAGATAAACATAA